ACGCTCCGCCGGAACTCCGGAGCATCACCGTCCGCGCCGGCCAAATCCTCGAGGTATCCGGGGACGGAACGCGGTTTTGCGCGGGACTCGTCACGAAGAAATATTCCAGGAAACTCGCGGTGTACCTCGCCCGGTTTTTGGAAATGGCGTGTGACACCGGGATCCCGTACGCCGATCTCGTCCGACCAATGACCCGCGAACTCCTGGCCGCGCTGGAAAGCCCTACGCCCATAGATCTCTCAGAAGACGCCATTGTATCGCTCGCATCCTGCCTGAAAAATCATGCGGCAGAATGACCGGCTTCAGTGCACGACTTCGCGATGTCTTCGGAGTCGAGAATTCCGCGGGATCCTCAGATCGTTCCGCGCGGGTCTACGGGGCGTGCCGTTGTACCCGTGTATGGCGCGGATCCTCCGGTCTCGGGAAATGCGGCTCGACACGTACCTTGTGACTTGTTTCTCGGGGTCTGTGTGCGTCGCCGCGGCCTTGTGCTGCAACGCCCAACCGGGATCGCTGGTCGTATCGTACCTGGTATCCACGAGACGCGGCGGCGGCTCTGCGGTCATGCGCGAGATCGAAACTCTAGCGCGGTCGTTGCCCGGTATCTCGGCCGTCATCCTCATGTCCCTCCCGGCGTCCCGGGGGTTTTACGACAAGCTCGGGTACATTCGCGGGCACCACGACCCGGCAGACCCGGTAGACCTAGTAGACCCGATAGACCCTTTGTTCCCCCGGCGTTCGCTGCGACTCGAATGCCGCAATGGAGACACGATGCCCTATTTTAAATGCGTGTAATGATACCAGGGAAATGCTGACGCATAAACGGAAACGCGACCTGGAAAACATCCAAGAGGTACTCGGACTCAGACTCCAGCACCCCGAGGGACTCCGAAAATACCTGGTGAATGGCGCGACGCCCAGCCGATCGAATATCCGCATGTTGGTCAAAAACGCGATGAATATGAACTGGAATTATTCGGGAACCCGACGCAAGTACGTGAACATTCTGACGGCCCTGCACAAACACGGGGACTTGAACAAGCGCGACCACATGACTCTATTCGAAAGCTCCAACCCCCGACTGCGTGCATGGCAAAATGACGCGCTCGCGAGACCGTACAATTACAAGGCGCTCCTCGCACACGGGAACCCGACCCCGACCCCGAAACCGCTGCCGCCCGCCAAACGTGTCAAGGCCGGGAATCGCATTGTCCGGAATTCCAGAACCCCGTGCCGAGATGCAAGTATCGTTATCCACAACAAGACCCCGACCTTCAATCACGAGAGTGTCCGGAGGTATTACGAGGAACTGATCGGCAATGGGGTCGCGCCAAAGGCCAGGGACCTTCTCATGCGCTACATCGAGTATTTCGACAGAGACGAGGGCGATTTCAAGTACCTGATCAGTCGCGGGGATATCGCGGAGTTGAAGGACGCTTTTGTTTTCGATAATCGCGGGCGGATAGTCCGGAACGACAAGGGGATCCCGAAAACCACGATGACGCAGCAGATCGTCAAGAAAAATACGGTCATCGGCGCCGCGCTCCTGCAGGTCCGAGACGAGGACGTTCACATCCATGCCATCGTATCGACCATCGCGTGCAAGGGTCACGGAAGCGCCATGATCGAGTATGTCGAGAATCTCGCGAGATCGCGCGGCAAGAAGTACGTGACACTCGAGAGTCTCGAGCAGCCCAAGGGGTTTTACCGGAAGATGGGGTACGCCCACGGGGACCTCATCAAGCCCGGGAGGGTCAAATTTTTTGGCAACGAGAACGGGTCGACGAAGACCTACATCCAGGAACGCACGAGTTACCGCATGCGCGCGTCGAACCTGCGGAAGCACGATCTGTTTCCCATGTTCAAACTACTGAAACCCCTGAAATAAAATGATACGTATCGTAATGTCCAAGCAGGAACTGCGCGACGCGACATGGACGTTTCTCCACGCTGTGGCCATTAATTTCCCAGATGGATCCGCCCAGGGCCTGACCAAGGAAAAACTTGACGCGTACTACTCGTTCTTCGAGTCATTGTCCGACGTCATCCCGCAAGCCGATCTCCGCCGGAGCTTCAGGGAGACCGTCGCGCGCGGGTACAAATACGAACTGACCAAGGCGAAATTCTGCAGGACGCGCAGTCATCTCACGCTGGCCAAATGGCTGGTGGGCGTGCACCGGGAGATCGAGGGCTCGAACGTCAGCGCCACCCAGATGTACGGCAAGTATGCAAAGTTCAGGGACTTGCCCGGCGCGATGCACGTCAACCAAAACCACAACCACAACGGGTCCAACGGGTCCGGCGGGTCGTCGGGCATTTCGATGCTGAAAGATCTCCTGCTCAACAATAAATCGGCGATGGATACCTTCCTTCTCGACAAGTACGGGGTGGCGTTCAGGAAACTTCCCCGACAGGCAGACGTGCGCGCGGCCCATATCGACGAGGCCGCGCGGTGGTTTTTCCAGACGCTCTCACACGAACTCTTGTCGTCCGTCAAATCGTGGAAATCCATGACGCCAACCGTGAAACGCGATATGATCATCGCGTCTTTCCAGGCCAGGTTCAGGAGAATCCGTCATATTCCGGGAAATACCGTCCGCGCGATCCGAAACCGTCTTCCATCTCTGCGTTAACGATGATGCGTGTCATGGCTTCGAAGATCACGTCCGGTATCCGCGGAGACAACGATCTTGCGAAGAAGTATTGCCTGAAAGTGACGGTCCCGCTGCTCAGGGAAGGCGTCGTCATCGGTCGTCTGGTTAAGTTTAACGTGAGCATCCAGGCGTCCGCGGAGCTCGAGCATGCGTGCGAGGCGTTCAAGGGGTCGCAGGGTGCGGATACGTGCGGTCCGGCGGAGATCGTCCTGTACCCCGAATGCCCCGTGGAAATCACCGACGATATCCTGTATATTCAAGAAGAAACTCTGTAATTACACTCGTTTCTTGATGCTCAGAGCGGCCTGAGAAAAACCGCTCGAAAATAATTGACGTTTCCGCGCTCGACTCATATTGAAATCCAGGGAATTGTCTTTGACGTCGAGACTGATAATCATGCTATTTTCTGGAGGACCGTGCTGACCGCGTAAACTGGTCTCGACTAGCGCGCCCATGAACTCCCCGAAGGTCCACGGTGAACCCGCGGGTTTCTCGCCGATCTTGAAAGTCACCCCGAGAACCCGCCGGGATCCCGTGGACGCCGCGTAATTGACGGCGAAATTGTCCGAGACCGCGCCGTCGCAGTACAGCCAGCCGTCGCGCGTGACCGATCCGAAGAATAACGGGACGCTGCACGATAACTTGAGAGCGTCCGCGACCGTCATATCGGGAGACGTTTCCCGGGTCAGGTACTCGGCTCTTCGATGGTTCAGATTCGTGGTGACGATGACCAACTCGTTACCGTACTTCAGGTACACGTCCCGCATCGTAAGAGCCGGATCGAACAAACTGGCAATCAGCGATTCAAGTCCTCGTCCTGAATCGACGCCGAAGACTTTATCGATCGCCGAGAGATCGATGTTGGGCTGGTACTTGAACGGCAAAACGTGCTTCAGGAAAGTTTTCTCGGGATCCATGTCGACTGCGAGAGTCGCCGCGACCAGGGCTCCGACGGACGTCCCGACGAATTTCCGCACGCCGCGCAGCATGCCGCGTTTCGAGAGATTGTGCACTGCTCCGAGCTGCGCGATCCCTTTGGCGCCGCCACCGGACAGTACGATGGTATCGTGTCCTGGCTTCGGAGTAGACATCGGAATTACACTTTTCATAACATTCATCAATCAATCAATCTGTATTCGGGGGTCGGCCGCTGGAAGTCTTGTACGCAAACTCGCAAAAATCGTTCATGGTCGCGCGGATCGTCAAGCCTGTCCGCGCACACCCGTCCAGGACCGCGTGGTACGCCGCGGCCAATTCCTCGGACCAGTAATCCTCGAAGGTTTCGGGACTCAGGGGCGCGTCCGTGTCCTCCGGATTATCGTCGCCGGTAGGGTAGTGGTCGTCGACGGGTACGCTTCGGGTGACCCCGCGACGTCCTGCTGCACCGCTCGTCGACATTCGTATGATTTAATCTGACGCCGACCGTTTCTTAGTGCGGGATAACACCTCGGTCTCGATGATTTCGCGGTGTGAATCAATGTTGTTCAGGATCGCCGTCGCGCCAGCCTCGGATCCCGTGAGTTTCGATAACTCGGTTAGAATGTACTCCTTTTTCATGGTCTCCGTTCTCTTGGAGACTTTACGCACGAGTTTGCCGTCGGGCAGCTCACACTCGTCAAGTTCGTTGGTTTTCATCCAGGCCAGGATCGTCGCACCGACAATTTCTTTTTGTCTGCGAAGCTCTTTTGCCTGCTTTCCGAGCCGGTCAATCTCGTCATGGAGCTCGAGGTAGGCGGACACGGCAGCTTTGAAGTCTTCAGACATGTTTGGTGTTCTCTGGGTTTAAGCTCCTTAAGACCCTGTCACCCCACTGATCACTTTTTTCCTGCGTATGGTAACATGAATTCGACTGGGGGATTCTCAACGAAATATTGGGGCGCCGGATTGTGGAGAGTTATCCATTTAGCCGCTCTGAATTATCCCTTGACACCGACCATCAAGGAAGCGCACGAGTACTACTGCTTTTTCAAGAGTTTGAGCTCGATCCTGCCCTGCCGCGAGTGCCGCACGGAGTTTACCAAAATGACGTGCGCCGACTCGACGCTCCGATTGACGCGAGACCGGTTCGCACAATTGCCCGACGAACCCGCAGGGTCAGCGCGGCGGCGGCTGTTCGCGTATACGCTCCGGATCCACGCACGTGTGAACAAACGTCTCGGCAAACGGGTTAGGACCGCGGATCACTGGACAAAATTTTACCTGCGAATGCGAACTCGAGTGACCCGGTGACCCGATGATCGTTTAAATCGGGAAATAATAATACGACAGACGATATCGCGTGTGATGCATACTCAGTTCAAACGCGCACTGGCCGAGACGCCGAGAGATGAATGGCCGAAACTACAAGATGAGTTTGGCGATTTGCGCGTGCCTTTGAAGGATTACGAACACCGTAGAGCGGACGGAACTCTGGTGAAACCCAAGGACATGTACAGTATTAATCCATGGACGGCGGCAGTGCACAGTTCGAGAGAGAGTCATTGTCCGGAAATGCGATCGGGAGTTAACAAAAAGTATCGTAAACTGGCACTTGCAATGTCCGATGGCACTCGTGCACAGGTCTTCGTGCATAGTCTATGTGCATTCGCAGCTTTCGGCCCTCGCCCAAACGGTCAAACAGTCGATCATATCAACCAAACCGAAACCGATAATTGTTTCACTAATTTGAGGTACGCTTCGCAAAGCGAGCAAAATCTCAACCAGAAAACGAGGGACGTGAGCGTTCGCGTCCCGTTCAATCCGGAGCATACGCTTCCCGGGGAGAACTTCCGGAAATATCAACCTCCAGGCGCCAAAGTCCATTACCTTATTTCCAACATGCGGCGCGTCGTCCTAGTCTCGTCGTCCAAGATGAAGACGCCATGGTTAATCGATTTCCGAGACCATGACCCTAAATCGTACCCAAAACTATGGGATCGGGCAGTGCACGATATCGTCGCCGACTTGTTTAATCTTGGACCGGACCCGGCAAATACCGTGATCATGCACAAAAATAATAATTCTCATGATTTCACATTATCCAACCTTGGTATTGGAACACGGAGCGAGAACGCGAACCATGCCGTCCAGAGCAACGCGGTCAGGACATGCCCGACGGTAATGTGCGCGTACGACGCCGAGAAGGGAACTACCGGTATACGTCTCGCGAATTTCGGGACGTACAAGGAGATTGAAGATGTGACCGGTGTGACGTTCGGGTGCCGCATTATCGCTGGTCTTAGTAAGTGGGCCTTGACCAAGATGGAGGGACCGACGTGGCGTCCCCGGCAATGCGTCACGTTCATTGTCGACGAAGAAGAATCTGACAGATTGGAGAGAGATCGAAAAGCGACCAAACAGAAACAACTGGATGATCACCTGGACTTCCTCGCATCGCGTCGACCCGTGATACGCAAACACACAATCGACGGAGTCTTATTGAATATTTACGAGAGTATGCGGGATGCCAAAGCGTCCATCCCAAACACATCAAAATGCTCTCAAATTAGCGATTGTATTGCAGGGAGATGCAAATCAGCGTACGGGTATTTATGGTCCGCAGTTCACATTGATAAACTAAATAATGTTATTCCGTGATGTATTCTTTTTGACGATTTACATTTCGTCAAAAAGAAGAGAATGTGCTGTAGAAGAGGCCGGTGGTGCTTCAGCAATCGAGACTTTTCCTCCAGGGGTCCGCCTGGATCGTCGAAGCGTTCCAAATCCCGACATCCGCCTTGGCAATCGGGGGTTCGCGGCGGAGATCTCGGGACGCATTCCGGAGACTGGAGCCCTGGGTGTCGACCCCGATAAATTTCGAGGCATCCAGGAACTGCGCGTCTCCGAGATCTTTCGGTGCAAACTCTCCGAACGCCGTAGCCTTCGCCTCGGGTTTCGGGAGCAGGCTGGACGACAATGCGAGAGGCGACGTCGTGCTTACCTGCACCGGTACCTGGGTCGTCAAGACCATGGGCTTGAGCGTCTCCTCGGTGTTCGCCATAGTGTACGCGTCAAAGTCGGCGAAATGCTCGGACTTCTTGTGCACGATCTTCCAGATAACAAACGCGACGACGACAGCAATGGCAATTTTGATAATTGTGGGCTTGGAGATCTGCATTGAGGGTATATTATATCGAAACATATTAATTTCAGAGAATCGTCGCGTCAACGTCAGCGTCCTCGAGAATTCCCATGGAAACCTCAGGGACGGCCGGCTCGGGATCCTCGGGGTCAGCAGGGTCATCAGGGTCCACCGGCTCGGGCTTCTTGAACAACATCTGCCTGAGCGTCCATACGATCCCGAATTCCGATTTGCAGATCGTGATCCTGGTGGCGGTCAGCACACACTCGATCGAGTCGCCCGCCCCGGGAAAGTCCTCGCTCCAGCAGGCCAGGTCCTCGGAGACCCGGACGTGCACGCCGGAGTCCGATACGAATGTCTTGGAACTCTCTCGAACGGTCTGTTCGTCGACGCCTTCCTTGAGAAACGTGTCCTTCTTCTCGACCACCCATTCGACCGCCTGTGATTCGACCGCCCGGATATACTCCGCAATATCATCGTTGACCTTGAGCGTGACGAACCGATCGGAATCCGAGATATCGGTCGTGAGCTGGGCCTTGCACGTGAGCTTCAGGCGCTTCGGGATGATCTTCGAGACATATACTCCGGCATCGCGAACGAGAGTATCTTCGAAACACACTGTGGGGCACGTCATTATAGAATTATATATATAATATTCCCGGACCTCAGACGCACAATGATATTCCCGAAACGCACGTCATGACCAGGGCGAACCGCATGAGTTTCGCGCGCTCGCAAACCACGATTCCCTGGGGCGTCACGAAGAAAGAGTCGTCAAGTGTATCCATTGTCCCCGGAACACAGACGCTTTTGATCTCGGCCTTTGACACGAATTTCCCGGTGGAGTCGTCGTAGTACGCGGGAAACAATCCGACCCTTGACCAGATTGGGAGACCCACGCCGAACACCGCGAACACAAGGAACACCAGGAACACCAGGAAACTCACAACGTGCATTCAAGTACCCCGCGGTAATCTTCCGGGACCTCAGACGAATTCCGGTATTCCATTGTAATGAAAATCTGCGTCGACGGAAACATCGCTTCGGGAAAGTCCACTGTGATTCGCGCGTTGTCCCCGGAGCTCAGGGCCCTTGCGGAGTGCAGCGAGGAGCCCGTGACGGAATGGGGCGAACTCTTGCAATTATACTACGCCGACCAAAAAAAATGGTCTCTCGCGCTGAACACCAAAGTCCTTTTGACGTTTGCGCGTCATAAGAGGACCCCGGGCATCTCGATCGTCGAACGCAGCCCGCTGACCACCAAGGAAGTCTTCGTGCAACTCGCGAGACTGGACGCCAGCATGAACGCCGCGGAAATCAACGTGTTCGATGACTTGTACGATACGCTGGGATGGCAGCCGGACGTCCTGGTGTTCGTGGATACTCCTGCCAGTGTGTGTCACGATCGCATGAACGAGCGTGACCGGAGCGCCGAACGCGGCCTTCCAGTCGAGTACCTGCGTCGCGTGGAATTCTATTATGAGAAAATGCTCCGCGCCTTCCCGGGCAAGGTCGTCCGGATCAATGGCCTCCAATCGACCGAGTCCGTCGCGCGAGATGTCGAAGCGGCTATCTGGGCCGAGGTCGATAAATTAAATCCGTAACCGTATAACTGATGGACTGGTTGAAATCGAGTGAGAACAACACGAAATGCTGTAAAGGAAATAAGCTTCAATGCCTAAAACAGGTGGTGATCGACGGCCTGGTGTTCGTTGCTATTTTCGCGATGCTCACACACATGGTCGACAAGCGTGACGTGGATCCGCATTCGCTCATGAAGTTTTTCGGGCTGTACGTCCCGACGGTATTTGCGCTCCGGATCCTGGATCTCGAGTACGCCGATCAGTTTGCGCGCGTTGCGGGGTGGTCGCTCGCGGCTAAATTGTTTGGCGTGATGGAAGGCGCATTATAAAGTACAAGATGACCAGTAACAGGATAGTTTGCACGACCGCCAGGCACGCGATGACCTCGAAGCACCGGGTCACCCATGCGAACCGCGCGGCCACGAACGTCTCCATGGGACCCACAAAGGTCTCGAGGACTTTCCTGTTCTCGTCGACCTCGCAGTATTCGACGAATTTCTCGAGAACTTGCTTGAATACCTGGTCCATCATTCCTACCGTTGGCAGTATTCTAATTCGGTTGGTATGACGGCACTAGACCCCGATGTCTCGAAGGCTTTCGAGGCGTGGTTCTCGAGCGCCAAACCCCGAAGTCTCGCGTTTATCCGGGAACTCGCCGTGGGAACGCCCGTCGCGGAATTCATCGACGATCTCGCGCGGCGTCACGGGATCGATTTAGTCAGGGTATCTGCGCTGACAACGGGCGTCGCCGAGTTCCTTACGGACGCATCCAGGACCCTCGTTGGCCTGGACGGGTCGAGGAAAATTATTCTCCTGGATCCGTGCGACGCCCTGATGGCAGACCAGGCCTCGTCGCCGTCGGTTCTCGAGTACCTGCGAACGTCAACGCGGATGCCGGTCATATGCGCGGGCTTCCTGAAACGGTCGACCGGCGCCAAGATTATCGACGCCCTGAAAAAGAACCCGGGCCGCGTGGTGACGACGTTCGAGTTCCCGCGCGTCACGGATGAGCAAGCGATCCGGGAACTCACAAAAACGGGACTCGGTGCATCGGAAGCTGCGCGAGTATGGGCCCAGAGTCACGGAGATTTCCGGTCCGCGCAGGGCATTGCGGCCGCGGGGTTCAAGGGCGCGCGCGACGTTGTCGTGGACGGCGTCCAGGCGATCGAGGCCATATTGTACGGGCCAAAGGGTATCGTCAAGGCGGCCGAAATCGTATCTGGGGATATCGGCATGGTGGCATCGGGGATATTCGAGAATTACCCGCGTGCCGTCCGGGACATGGAGGCGTGTGCTGCGATCGCCGATAATTTCTCGGTCGGCGATATATTCGAGGAAAGCATGTACGCCAACCAGATCTGGGCGCTCGCGGACCCGTGTGCGGCAATGTCGACGACCCCGGTCCTTTTTTCGGAAACCTCGAAACGCGTCATCATCCAGAAATACGGCACGGTCTGGTCCAAGAACAATACCGGCCGGTCCAAGGAGAAACGTCTGCGCGCGCTGCGGTCTGCCGGCATATCTGGACTCGCGGGCCAGCACGGGAACTCGATGGAAATGCATTATGTCCGCGCGATGATAACCGAGCGGTGCGTGCCCGGCGATTACCCCGGCGCGATCGATCTGGCAACCTCGGTGGGCGTTCGGGACCATCTCACGGATTTCATGCGGTTCGCGCGGGTCCCCCTGGCGCAAATTCACATGACCCGTCTGAAAAAGGCCGCGGACCTCGCATCGTTTAAATCCGAAACTTAATGTCCTGGTCTGTGTAATGGACGACATTGAAACGAAGATCCGCGCAATCGCAGCCGACTCGACGATCCACGTATGTGTCCCGTGCTACGCGTGTAAAATGCGCAAAGAATTCGCGGTCTGCTTGCTGAACCTGCAGGCGCTCGCGGGGCAGTATGGGCTCCGTTTACTCCTTGAGTTTATGGGAAACGAATCGCTGATCACGCGCGCCAGGAATATCCTCGCCGGCAAGTTTCTCGCGGGAACGGCATCGCACCTTCTTTTCATCGACGCGGATATCGTATTCGATCCGATGACGGTCCTGCGTCTTCTCGCGGCCGATAAGTCTGTCGCGTGTGCGGTATACCCCAAGAAGGCTATCGATTGGGAGATCGTTCGCGCGAAAGTCGTCGATGGTTCCAATGAGCACCCCAGGGCAATGGGCATCGACCTCAACATCAACGTCAGCGCCGAGACGTCCGCGTTCGAAAACGGGTTCATCAGGGTTCTAGATGCCGCGACCGGATTTATGATGATCCGCCGCGATGCTATGGAGACTATCGTCAAAGCGTTCCCCGACCTTGAGTGCGTCAACGATATCCCGAGCAGCCGGGCCATTCTCCCGAAATACGCGGCGATCTTCGAGACAATGATCGATCCCGTGAGCCGGCGGTACTTATCGGAAGATTACGCGTTTTGCCGGCGCGCGCAACAGGCCGGCGTGGAGATCTGGGTCGACGCTGTCAGCGGTCTCGCGCACGTCGGAACAAACGTGTTCGAAGGCGATATTTCCACGCGGTTCGCGATGACGTACGCCGCCTAAACAGGTCGTTTTATCCCGAAATAAAATACCCAGAGTACTCGAAATGAAGATCCTGATTTGCGGAGTCTCGACCGGCGGCGACGTGACCACGCATTTCATGGTTTCCGCGCTAAAACTCCAGACCGAGCTCGCCAGGACTCCGGGGACCACGGCAGCCTTCGAAATCACCGACTCTGTCGAAGATGCCATCGGTTTGTTCGATAAGAATCCAGATTTCGAGCGGCTGGTGGTTGTCGATACCGACTCGAGCGTTGACAACGCGTTCATCGTGCAAAATGACCACGATTTCATATTCGCCACGGTCCCGTCGCCCGCGTTCGATTGGGACAGGGTCTCCAGGGTCATCGCGAAAACCAGCGAACCCCTGCACACCGTCGCGAACACGTACAATGTCGACCCGAACGCCTGCGACCCCGTGCCCGGCGGCAGGTTCCTCAGGCTTCGCACAAATTTCCCGGAATTCATGCCGATATTCTCGATCTCCCGCACGGTTATCGATACGATCGTCAGAGTGCACGGAGACGCCGTCAGATCCGACGACGGCCAGCTGGTCTTATTTGCTCCCGGGATCGTGAACGGCGTCCGGTTGACCTCTTCTCAGCGATTGTGTGTTCTGTACGGTGCTCCGGTGTACGCGGATATACGCCACACGACAGTTATGTCGGCGGCAATTCCGTTCGGGCCTTGTGACATGCAGGCTCGCTTGAAGTCCGGGAAGATCCGGTGACCAGCTGGCATATTTTTTTGAGTTTGAAACTCGAAAAATAATTACACGCATTATTTTCAACGCACCCGCCGCGCCCGGTTTCGCCACGCCAGCCCCATTTCCGCCGCGACCCTTTTCCGGATCATCGCGACCAGCTCAGGCGCCGACTCTCCCACCGAATTGGCCGCGATGTTGACCGGTAATCGGTTGTGGACTTTTCGCCGCACCGATATCGACGACCCGGCGAGGAAACACCGGAGGAGGTCGACATCGCCGAGAATCAATGTCAGTGGCCACAAGTACATGTCCAGAATTCGCGAAGTCACCTTTGTGCACACTCGTCGGTACATCCGAATCGCGCGACACTCGTTCTCGGTGGACTGGGTGGACTCGATCACGTACCACGCGAACAGCGAGGGAATCCGGGAACATACCGCCTTGAACACCGTTGATTGCCGGGCTTTCGCGATATCCAATACGCCAAGGGCCGTGGCCAGCGAATGCACAGTCTGCTGCGAATACGTCGATTTCTGATGATTCGTAGCGAAGACATCCAGGATCCCTGGCCGTACTCGTGCCGACTCTGGGAAATCCCGGATCAGTTTCGGAACGACGACTCTCTCCAGGATATGAAGGACGCGATTCTCGAGATCCACGGGCCGCTCGCGAACCATATCCGCCAGGACCTCCGCGACGAAATTCATCCCGACCAATTTCTTTGCCATGAATTTCTCCATTGCGGCCGCGACGGTCCGACGAAGATCCATGATATCTTTGGATCGCGCGGACGATGTCTCGGGTAATGTAGTTGTATTTGAAAAAACAAACTCGGCGACTTTCCCGAGAATCATATCGTCGTCCGGCAAACTCTTCGCGGATTCGAGGAGCCTGAAGAACCTGTTCCATTTCTCGAACAGTCGGTGCTCTTCGATTTTTCGTCGAGTCAATCCCTGGACGAGAATCCTGTAGACATCTTCGGCGACCTGTTCGAACCCGTAGGCCTCGTCCCGGATGATCTGCTTGACGAGCGGGGGCAAGTACCGTTTCATTTTCGATGGCCCGGGCACATTGTTCGCGGACCGTTTCATTATACGATCAGCGATATAATAAAACAAAGAGTGGTTTTCGAGAACCGAAATCTCGAAAAGAAAGTTGACGACGCGTGTTACTGGAAATCGTTTATATTCTGTCCTCTGAACAACAAAGGTCCGGCGATCGCGAGCGGGGCCAATCTCAGAACAGTACACGCGTTCGCGATAAACCGGCACGCTGCGGTCTCGCCCATGAAAAACGCGTTGAACACATTACTTCTGCATGTCGTATAGTGCGAGTTTTCCAGGAGATTGTGGAGGAGGAAGCACGAGACCGACATAGCAACGAACTCGAGAATCCGCATTTACCCCTGGAGGAACCGAGCTCCTTAAGACATCGTCATTCACTTGTTCTTCAGGAACAGCAGACTGATCAAAAAGAAGACGAGAGCGTGCAGGACAACGCCAAACTTGGTGGGGATGCCGCCGCGGACGGTCTTCAGGCCGAGGGGTGCCGCCAGGATATCGTTGACCAGCTGGAACGTGACCGGGCTGGCCAGGACGACAAACAGGATGCTGGCGAACAGGGGAGCCTCGTAGGATTTGGTAATAAGGGACATCGTGGGATACATTAAGAATTATTTTTTTCCGGATCCTCCAGTGACGCCCTTGACCAGGAAGTCCAGAGACCGGTACGCGAGAATAAACGGCGAGAACAGGTGATACGTAACGAAGAATCCCATTGTCGACGCAATTCGTTCCTGGACGTACCCGATCAACCACGCGTTCGCGACAAGGAAAGCCAGGATGATCTGGCCGTCGTTCGCTCCTGGCCGTGACGCGATCGCACCCGCCGCGGCATACATGGCCATTTTCGACCGGTGTTTCCACGCAAACGTCCTGAGTCGCCGCATGATCGACGTTGATTTCTTGACGCTTTTTTCGACGGTCTTCGCGTGCACGCTGACGCCGGAATCCACGCGTTTTCGAAGATCCTCGAGTTCCTGGCGCTGGGCATCGACCACCCGCATCAGCGCCTCGAGCTCGCGTTGCTTCGCCATATCGTACGTGGGATAAAATGTGCGCGTTTGAAATGCGATTTATTTTTCTCGGGTACGTTAAAATGGACGACAGCATGGCCACGCCGCTGAGCAAGCTCCCGCCCCCGCAACAGCACCGCAAGACCGACGAGCAACCTGCCGGAGCCGCGGTGGACTACAATTCGATGCGCGATGAAATCTTCCAAAGCAACGAGGATCGGAAGAAATATACGCCAGAGTACGAGGAGTATGAGCCCCCTCAGCAGCACCAACAGCAACAGTACCAGCGACAAGAATACCAAGAATTCCAAGAGGAACGACCTGTCCACAGACCCCGTCGCCGTCCTCAAGTCACCGCGGCCCCTGTACCCGCGAAACGCCAGATCCTCAGCGTCGACACCCTGAAAGATAAACGGATCTGGCTTCTTGCCGCAACGATATTCATCTTGATCACGTTCGGGATCCCGAAAGTCCGCGGATCCGTCCCGGCGCTCGTCTCTCCAGTCACCGGCAAATTATCGACGCCCGGTCTCGCGATTGTCTCGTTCGCTGCCGCGTTTGCGTATACGGTCGCGCTGGAATTTACGGGCTAGTCGTCGGCAAGGAACCCGAACGCTACCTCGGGAACCTTGTCGTCGGCGGAATCGTCCAGAAACGCCGCGGCGGGAATTGGTTTCGAGGGATCCCTCGCGTACAATTTGACGTGAACGACTTTCAATTTCAGGCCGTAACTCCGCTCGGAAATCCACAATCCGTCCAACCGGAGAACCATGGCAACCGACCAGCGACCCTCGTGCGCGTCGAGATCTTCAACGTACATGCCATCGACGTCAAACATCTTCGTATCCGCGAACGCCACCAATTTTTTCATGGGATCCGTGCGGTTCTTCCCGTTCAACCGGGATCCGTGCGGGGATTCCATGAAACTAATTTCCAGATCGCTGATGAAATCCGTGAATCCCGGGACGACGTCCATGCTTCCCGCCTCCATGTGAACGTGCATCGACCCCGGGAATTTATGGAAATGCTCCAATCGAACCGTACACCTCGGCGTCTGGAACTGTACTTTGCCCGCGCCATAGGTCGTCTTCGACGTAGCCGAACTCGAAGCTCCCGAAGTCCTCGGTGCCGACCACGTGACCTTGGACAATTGAATCTCGTCGTAATTCATACTTTTTTATAATGTCCAGCACCTGAGCAGTCGTCGCGGCGTTATCCGAGGTATTATCCGCCACAAAACGCGGGACATTCACCGTCTCGATTTCGGTCGGGAACGGGCTGGCGATCCTGTCCCCGCGCGCGATCGCCAACAGGAAATCACGCGTGTCCTCGAGATCGTACACGTGAATATCCCTGGTGTCCAGCTGCGTGATCACGCTATGGAACGATTCGTCCACATCGAGCGTCAGGAAAATCAGAACATGGCAGTGGATCTGGATACCGTACGCGAGCGCGAGTTCCCTGGCGAGATCTTTGACCAGATCGTGGATGATCAATCGGTGGACTGCATTGCACCGCGCCGGCATCGCGAGAAAATGGGACCCGCAGAAGACTGTCGTCGTCGCGCCGGACCTGCACATACTTTTAAACATGTTCGCGATGTGGCACAGGATGCTCGAGAGCTCTTCGTCGTGCCCCGTCGGGATCGGTGGGGGCGGCGTGGTGCTCACGGTCCCGGAGGTGTGTATGGATTTCGCCACGACTGTGGATCCGTACGGTAAACTTTCTAGCGTGACAAGAATCATTCGTGCCCCTGTGATCCACGTTTATTTTTCTGCGTCTCCCTGAGCGCACAAAAACATTCATACAAGTTATGACGACTCTCGACGCTTTCAACTCGCTGCTCGGTAACTTCATTTCGGAACTGGCCGCCGTCTTCCCCGAAGAGTCTGAGCTCACTGTCTTTTCATCGGGCTGGGAATTGTTCTCGAAGATCAGTCCCAGGGCCGGCCTCGACATGTTCACCGAGGCCTTGACCCCACACGTGGACATGGTCGCCGCAAAGGACCCGGCGTTGTTCGACCAACATTCGATGCACATTGGCGGGCACCTGGATCTCAAGACGCTCTGGGCCAAAGACATCAGCGACGATACTCGCGAAGCCATCTGGCAGTACATTCACACTCTGATGCTTCTCGGCACCACGATCCAGAACCTGCCCGAGGAAATGCTCACGAACATCGAGAACGTCGCGAGGCAGTGCGCGGCCCGCGTCGAGGCCGGCGAGGATATCGATATGGCCAGCATCGCGGCGGGTCTGGTCGGCGATCTCATGAAAACCAAGCACGAACTCGACGAACTCGACCAGAAGTAAATATATTGCGAGAGTGTAACAAACCCGTATGACGTCCCCAGAGCTCGAGTGGTACACCCGGCCCCGCGATCTCATTACAGGGTACGCGAAATTCTGGCCGACTTCCAACCAGACATCGGCCGAGCAATTGAACTCGATCGTCCGATTGCTCGCGTACTCGACGTTCGGCGCATACGCGTACAACAAGAACATGAAGACCCTGTTCCTCGGCGTCGCCGTCATCGCGCTGGTCTCGTTTCTGTTCAGTCGCAGGCAGAGCACGCGGACCGCGGGAACGATGTACCGGGCCACGGAACGCAGGATGCCGACCAAGGACAACCCGTTTATGAACACGACCGTCGACCAATTCGGCAAACCCCAACCGCCTCCGCCGGCCGAGTACAAGGACGTCCAGACCCAGATGCGTGACGCGTTCAACGACGGTCTGTTCAGGAACCTCGACGACGTCTACGAGATGGAGAATTCCCAGAGACAATTTTACACGCTGCCCACCGCAGGAAACGTCCCGGATACGCAGAAATTCGCCGAGTTCTTGTACGGCAGCGCGAGGAATTGCAAATTAAATCCCGGGCAATGTACGGGTAATGAGGTATGATGGACGACTTCGGGTATGACATCGAGCGCCGGTATACGCTCATTGACCGGAGACATACGATGAAGACTCTCCAGAAAGATCTCGAGGCCGAGCGGGACACGCACGAGATCCGCGCCGAGCTCCGACGACACGCCCGCGCCATAAAATTCGAGGTCAAAGGTATCGAGGAACGCATTCACTCCGAGTTCATCAGCGCCCGCCCACAATCTTGAATTTTTATGCTGCGAAATGTAAGATGAACTTTGCCGCGAATATAGTCTGGTTGCTCCACATCCTCCTGGTTGTCTGGGTCGTGGTCACGCCGTTCACGAGAAACGAACCCATGCTCCTCCTGCATTTGTTCGCGATCCCGACTTTGTGGATACACTGGACCTTGTCGGACGATACATGCAGCCTGACGCTTCTCGAGTCCAAATTGCGGGGGTGCGAGCCGACCGAATCTTTCTTCCACTCTCTCGTCAGCCCAGTCTACAAAATCGAGGACTCGGATACCCGACTGGTCGCCTGGTACGCGTCCGTCGTCTTGTGGCTGGTCACCGTCAGCAAGGTCATGCAGCGGCCGGAGATGATCAAAGATTTCTTCTCCAGCGCCGTCGGGTTGTGCACTCGTCAGGCGCCGTCGGTGATTGTCGTCATGTGATCCTCTCCTGGAAGCCCGGTAATTTTTGAAACCTGTACGGCGTTTCAAAAAAATATGTTTTTAGATCACTCGGCGACCGGGGCGACAACGGGCTTCTTGGGGATCTTCCTGGGGCGCGTCGATGCCGACTTCAGCAGGACGTGCTCGGCCTTGAGCTTCTTGTAATCCTCGACGAGCTTCACGTTCTTGGCCTCGAGCGACTCCAGCTTCCGGACGATCTTCGCGGGCAGGAGAATCTCCTTCTTGGGCGCGCGCGGCTTCTTCACGGTCGCGACAGACCCTGCGGACTCGGCGGACACGTTGGACTCGGCGACGGTGGGCTCGATAATTGCATCGGTGGAAGACATGACTGGATATGGAATGTCCCAGGATTTTTTTTTCGGAACTGAAACGCACCACCTGCGCGCACACCGAGCCGCACCGAGCCGCACCGGAGATCAATCGGACTTTTTCGCGTCCTGGTCCTCTTGATCATCCTGGTCCTCGGGGTCGTCATCCGGGTCAGCCTCCTCAAACCCCTCCTGCATCCCGATCTCGACCGGCGCGCGCGTGGACAAAATCGCGACGTCCTTCTGCAGCGCCGAGAGTTGCTGGAAGAGCGTAAAGATCGCGCCGACCAGGAAGACGGCCGCGAGGATCGCTGGGAGGACGATTTTCGTGTTCATACTTATGATGTCACGCATGTATTTTTCCGGCATATAAAACGCACCGCAATGCCTCCGAAACGCCGCCGCCCCGAAGACGATAGCACCGATGACTCCGACGAACACTCGAAGTTGATCGATGAGATCCAGGCGAAGATCCAGCTCCTCGGCCCGGACACCGTGCTGGATCACCTGGAAACTCTGGTCATGCGGTGGAAACTCGATGCGCCGCCCGAGACGTACAGGGAAACTGTCGAAATGTACTTTAAGAATCTCGACGGCAACGTGTCTATGGGTCTCGACATGACGCAGCCTGGAGATTACGGGTACTCGGAACTCGAGAAATCGGCGCGGATGCAGGAGATGGAGGCCATGGCGCTCTTCCACCGAATTCGCGAATTGGATCTTTTGAACGGGGACGCGTCCGTGAAAGCCAAGCTCAACGGCGTCATGGAATCCGTCTACTTGGCCAAGCGATCTGTCCTACTGGTCTTCCAGGGGAAACTGGCGGAACGCAAGGTCTCGGGCAACTCGGTGGACCTCGAGGACGACTTTGATCTCCAGCTGGGGAGTTGGGGGCTCCGGTACCGGTGGATCGACGGCGAGATAACGGACGTCCAGCAGCTGATCCTCCACCTTCTGGACGCCGCGATGGAGCACAAGTTTAAGAACCTCGACGGCATGTGTTTCAAACCGGTATTCGTCGACGGCAACAAGACCCACGCGTACGAATTCGACTGCAAGATCGAGGATTTCGTGTACGATAGTTGCGAGAAGGAAACGCATTTTCAGCAATGGACGCACCTGACAAAATCCCCGTCGACCCCGGCACACGTCGTCAAGTACCTTTCAAACTCCAACGATTTCCAATTCAAGAAACTCGTCAAGGACCGGCACGTCTTCTCGTTCAGGAACGGGATCTACATGGCGGACAAACAGACGTTCTACAGGTTCGAAGGAAGCACCGATCCCCTGTCCGATTCGATCGTATCGTCCAAGTATTTTGACCTGGACTTTGATCCGTACGTGGAGACCGAGGATTGGTACGATATCCCGACGCCGC